TACACGTTGAGCGGTACGCGCTGACCCTTGGAAACCGGAAAGCCGTAGTCGGTTGAAGCGGTGAAAAAGTCACCTTCAAGGTCGGCGGTCTTGGTATCGCCAAAGCGCACAAGGTAGCCTTTGACGCTTCCAAGGCGGTCACTCTTTATCGCATCACTGTAGACGGTTAGCAGGTCCATACGCTAAGTATCCCACACACCCTATACGAGGCTCCGTAATGGCACTACACGGGTTGTAGGCCCCCAGTCTTGGTTCTGGTCCACCTGCACGAAATCACCAAGCGGTTTGCCATCCATGTACATCTGATAGCGAGTCGGTCCCATGATAGCCATCTTGTCTGCTTCCGACAGACCAGCAAGAATACGATCAGGCGTGGCTACCGCTGGGCGTGTGTCCGGGATAGAAGAATCCCCGGTAATCTCTGCCCACGAGAGCGTTTCAGGAATCATCACACACCGGCAGTTCGGATGGCTAGGCATGATTTCGTCTGTCTTGTGTAAAGTGCCAGACAAAGCCAGACATGCAAGACATACCCGACTATCTTGGGTAGCCTGCCGTCGGTATCCCTGCACTGCATAGTTTTCGGTATAGAGTTGCCGTTGTGCTTCTCTGGCACTTCGTATCATCTCAGTACGTGCTATCGTCTCTGCACGGCTCCTGCCGATGTCAGCTGCTTTGCGTACACGCCGTGCTACTGTTCGTGGACCTTCACCAAGGCTAATGCCCTGCACAAGAGCCATCTGCATAGCGTCTGTGGTTACCTGCGGTATGGTCGCAAATAACTCACCCAGAGGGCTTCCATCACCCGCCATGCCGACAAAGGCTTGGAGGCTTTCGTCTGGCAGTGCTGTCCATGAGCTGCCGAGTGTAACGCCTGCCGGTTTACGACCAGCCGCCGCTTCAACCATGCTCCCGCTCGCCTCATTCGCAAGGATGGCGCTTTCAAGTTGTCCATCGGCGGTTATCTGTGCCCCCTCGATTGAAAACTTTTTTAGGTTGCGTCCTAACTCTTCGATGTTGTCGATAATGCGCTGACGCATCCAAAGGATAGTTTCGCTTGGCGGTTCACCGTTGGCTTCACGCTCTGCGATTCGTCCCTCTAACGCTTCAAGCTCATCGATGCTGGCTTTTGTGGCGGCTTTATATGCGCGTTGCATACGGCTGATGGCTACGCCTTCACGCTCGAGCAGGTCATTCCTGAACTTCTGGGAAGCGGCATAGATCCGTGCCGTGCCGTCGTTTACTCGTTTGAGATGTAGTCCATCTCGTACCCGTAAAAAGGGTGGCTCTTGTACACTACCCCCGGAGTGCAGACATGGTCACCATCAAGGCTCTTGCCGTCTGGTTGCATTGCATCACGCTTAGCTGTAGCCCAGCGATAGCCAGCATCACCGCCCCACAAGTCCCAGGCTACTCTGCCGGGGGAAGGAAAGCCCTCTTCACCAGCGTTGAAGCCTTCGGCCTTCTTGTCTACCTCATGACGTGAAAAGAAACTATACATCCGGAGGATAGTATCCTCGCTCAGTTTCTCACCATTCACAATCTGGTTAGCCCTTGCCAATCCTACCCGTGTGCCGCCATCAAAGCCTTCTGCTTTCCAGTCAAGCGCTCTTTGCGCTGCTGTTCGCATTGCTTCAGTTGGTCGGAACTTTACATCGTAACTGCGCACTGCGGCACCTTCAAAGCCACTGCCGCTTTGTACCGGTATTGCCGTTGGGTGTAGCTGCCCTTCATCTTCCGGCACGGCTTCAAGGCCTGCTATGCGCTTGGCTTCTGCACGGTCAATGATGCCAGCCTTGTACAACTTCTCTGCTCTGTCTGCTTCAGCTGATAGGTCATCAGCCAAAGCACGTACATTGTCAACATTAAAGACGATGTAATCGCCTTCCTGCGTCTCTGGGTACTCTGGCAAAAGGTCAGCCGTCAAAGCGTCAGAGATAGTACGCAGTAGAGGCACCATGCCATCTTCCCACGCAGCCTGTTGCGCTCGTTCATAGTTAGCATAGGTAGAACGCTCAAGACCAGAGCCAAGACCCAAGACCATAGGGTTGATACCAAGAGCCGAGCAGATACGCTCCTCCGGTACACGTCGTACGGAGTCTAAAGCAAGCTCGGAAGGTGTCAGAGATACACGATCCATCTTGTATGGTCCAGTCATGACAACGATGCCACCGGAACCATCACCGCTTAGGTCTTCATGCAGTTGTCGCTTGACCTGCCGTGCATCATCCATGCTCAGGTCTACGCTTGCATCCTTGGCATCTGGTCCAACGATGAGCGATGGCATAGCGCCGTTAGCCAGCAATCCCCAGGCTGTCGTGGATGCAGTGTTATCAGTGGCAATCTCACGCAGCACAGCGGTAACCGGAGAACGTCCAAGCCGGATATCGCTAGGCTCCCTGCCGTAGCGGATGTGGATGATGTCAGATACAGGGATATCAAAAGAGCGTCCGTCAGTGGTGTACACGTAATGGGTTAGAGGGTTTGTACCGTTGCCTACAGGGCGTACCATGTCCTGTGGAAGGAACTGCAAAGCGGTGACAGTACCACGAGTGGATGAGCGTATCTTCCGGATAAAGGTGTTGCCGAAAAGTTTGTAGTCCTGCACAACCCATGCCCAGAACAGAGACCCCATCACTAGCGGATCCGGTTGAGCGATGAGCTGAAGGGCTGGATGCTCGATAGGCTCTGCTTGTTGCATATCGACCTTACGCATGACCTCTGGTGTAGCCTGTGCCCAGTTCCTGATGTACCAGTCCATGGCTGAAGCCACAACACCGTTTAGCCCTAGGTCTCCTGCTATCCTTGCCCAGTCTTTGGTGCTACCCGGTAATGCTCGGCGCAGTAATGTCTGCAACTGACCAGAGCCGTAGCCTGTCAGGTAGACATCACGAGACTGGGATAATGGGAGCGGAAGCATTGCGGTAGGGTTCGCAGCTGCTTTGCGTCCTAGGAAACGGTCAAAGATACCCATGCTCCTAGTATCCCACAGGACTAGACTGCACCCCAACCGCGCTTTGATCCGCATACCTGCCAAGCATAAGCCAGAGCGTCCACCACGTCATCATGCCTACCAACAGGAAAGGATAGCAGCTCATCTTCAAAGTAAGCCGGTAGGCCTTGGCAATGCATAACCTGTGATTGTTCGTAGCGGGCTTCCAGAGGCGCAAAGCGGGTCACTTTGTCACGATCTGGGCGTATCCCCCGAATAGGCAGTTTGGTACGCCTTAGAAGCTCCTGCACGACAGCCGCCTGATACTGCACTTGCTCGATGCCAATCATAGAGGGTTTCCACTTTTCAGCCATAGCCTCAATGAAGCGTAGCACGGAAGCAAAGTCAGCACGTGTACGGTTGATGTCTCTAACGTAAATCGTGCCATCGTCACCACGGGATACAACAGCAACCCCGGTGTAGTCCGCTTCAGACTTCGTAGAGATTGCAAGGTCAACCCCGATGTATGTCGGCAAGCCTTCTGGGCAGTCACCGTACCGCAACCATTCCCGCTTGATTCTTGCTCCAGCTGCATCGACAAACTCGGCTAGATACTCCTGACGAAATGCGATGCTCGGCAATGACTCTCCAGCCTTGTCTACTTCGGTAGGGTCAATCCAAGGGTTAGCAGTAGTAGGCATCTGCCATGCCATCCAGTCTGGATCTGCACCAGCCATGCCATAGAGGGTCTTGAAGTAGTTGGAGCCTTTAGGCGTAGATAAAAAGAATGCATCGCCCTTGTAGTCTGTGAGTGTTGGGCGGATGGCTTCGGTCCAGGCTTGCTCTAGATGCCTAGCCATGGCGGCTTCATCGATGATTACCCGCTTGTACTTTCGACCACGAGCAACGGTAGAAGGGTCATCAAGCGTCCAATAATCGATGGCAGCCCCGGTTATAAGCTCGATGCGTGGAGCAGGAGTCTGCACAGCTCGCCGGATAACAGGAGCATATATCCGCTTATGGTCGTTGTACGCCTCTTCCAGCAAGCGGTAGGTAGGAGCAAACCACGCGCAGGGAAGAGCATCTTTTAGAACCGGGTCACTCAGCAGATTCCCACCGAGTGTTGTTTTCCCAAAGCGTCTACCTACTCAGCCACAGGCAAGGACGTTGTATCGCCTTGCCTGTGCCATTATCACCTGCTGTGCTTCATGAGGTCGAGGGAGAACTAATCTGATATCGGGCATTATGGTTTGTCTGCGTACTCCACGATTACCTTTACCGGGCTACCGTCTGCGCCGGTCTGCTCTACTCTGCTAGACCACTCGGCTTTGTGCTTCCGTTCAAGCCACCATGCAGCAGCTTGCCATGTGGTATCAGCTGCTTTTTGAATGATGGCAACGTTGCGAACTTCGGCATCACCCTCTGCCTTTTTAATAGAATCCGAGAACTCCGGAATGTCCTTAAGCCATACCGCAAATGTATCCTCAGAAATACCGGCATAGGCGCAAGATGCACGGCGGGTATTCCCTGCCCTCAGTGCCTGTGTGATGCGCTGTACTACGTCTTCGTTGTACTTGTATGGCTTACCTTTCATCTAGCACCGCCTTCTGCCCTGTGGCGTTTTCCCATCGCTGAATAATGACATCGCAATACTTAGGGCTGATTTCCATCCCGTAACA